ACTGGAAATACTGGTGTTAATGGAAATCGCACAAATGGAGCGGCAGGTGCTTCAGGTACATTAGGAGGAACGGCAGGTAGAGCAGTAGCAGGGTCTGGATATACTATTGATACTGCTAATGGAGTTGACTCTGCATACCTTGGTCTCAAGTAAGATACATAAACTAGATGATGGTTTGTAATGGAAAACGAGTATCCTTCTTTATCACAACAAGGTAAGAACTTAGCTTCTTTTGCTCTACAGATAGCAAGAAAAGCATTTGCTGAAGGTACAGCATCTGTTGCCGTGTCTGAAGGTATCCAGAGGGCAAGAATAAACACCTGTAGGAATTGTCCTGCTTATGATGATATTCAACACAGATGTAAAGAGTGTGGGTGTTTTCTTGCTGCTAAAGTAAAGTTCTCTGCTGCTTCTTGTCCATTAGGAAAGTGGGAAGAGTCGGATAAGAAGTGGGCAGAGGATGAATATGAAACTATTATTGATAGTTTCGATGAGGAAACTAAGCATGAGTTGAGTCATATTAGTGACTGGAAAGAAAACACTTGACGAACTCATAAAAACCCTGTAGACTACCTTTGTCCCGGTTAAAGATGAGAGTATGAGCTCTTAAAGGGACAGTTATGAAACTGGCACAGGGTTCATCGGTAGAGTCCCCTCCGTGCTATAATAAGTCTATCGTCAATGAGAAAGTGATGCAACTCCGTCCCCACCAGCATGATGCTACTGACGCAATGCTGGCGTTTGAGAAGGGTCAAATCATCGTTCCTACGGGCGGTGGTAAGACTATGTGCATGATCAAGGATTCTCTTGATTATCTGAATGCTTATGATGCTGGAGTCATTGTTGTAGTTGCTCCTCGCATTTTGCTTGCTGAGCAACTCTCTGCTGAGTTTCTTGAGTTTCACACTGATGTTGCTGTGATGCACGTTCATAGTGGTGAGACTCATCACTTCAGCAGCACTCGCCCTGCTATCATTCACAACTGGTCTAAGCAAGCATATCGCAAGCAACTGATCTTCACTACCTATCACTCTCTGCCCCGTCTTCAAGAGGCGGACATCAACGTTGACTGCATTTACTTTGATGAAGCGCACAATTCCGTCCAACGTAACTTTTTCCCTGCTACGGAGCACTTCTCTTCTACTGCTAACCGCTGCTATTTCTTCACTGCTACTCCTAAGCATTCTCTTACTGTTTCCAAGCCTGGGATGAATGATGTAGAAGTCTACGGTAAAGTCATCTGTAATGTTCCTGCTCCTAAGTTGGTTGAGGAAGGTTACATTCTTCCTCCTAAGGTTGTTGTGAAGCAACTTGAGATGGTTCAGGACAAACAGATGATTGCTGACCGTGACTCTCAGAATCTTCTGGATACTATTGACGACAATGATCTGGGTAAGATTCTGATCTGTGCTCGTTCTACCAAACAGATTATCAAACTGCTGAGTGAGTCTGACTTCCGTAAGGAGTTGACTGAGCGTGGTTACTCTTGCATGTATATCACTGCTAAGACTGGTGGTGTGATTGACGGTCAGAAAGTCAACCGTGAGGTATTCTTTGATACCCTGAATGCTTGGGGCAAAGATCCTTCTAAGAAGTTTGTGGTTCTTCACCACTCTATTCTGTCTGAAGGTATCAATGTCTCTGGACTTGAGGCAGTCCTGTTTATGCGTAACATGGACTACATTGGAATCTCTCAGTCTATCGGGCGTGTGATCCGTCTTGGAGGCGCTCAGAAGACGTTTGGACTCGTCTGTGTGCCTGTCTACGATAAGGTGGGCATCAGCACTGCCAAGAGCGTTCAGGCGGTCGTAGACACCGTTTTCCAACAGGGTTTGCCTGCTGTATCGGTTGTGCGCCGCTGACTTTTCTGCTATAATACCAACACCGAAAGGAAACTACCATGAAGTGCCGAGTTCAACTCTTTGTTGCTGGTCAAGTCTTCTATGAGGAAGTAATCTGTCGTGACTATCAAGAAGCACGAAAGGTAGCACTTGCCCGTAATCCTAATGCTAAAGTTATTGGCGTCACCGCTGTATTCTAATGGGTAAATTTCAAAAACCTTTCATCGATCGTCCTGGTATTCTTGACCCAAAGACAGGAGATCCTGAAGGTTATGTAACCAATGATGGAATGTGGGCAGCAGTTCCCATCATTGGTTCTAAAGGTTTTGCTATCATTAACAATGGTTCTGTTGTTCATGAAGCACGAAACTATACTGCCGCCAAGAGCTACATTCTTAAGGAAATCAAAAAGTCCAAGAAGAAGTAGTTTAAATAATACAACTGGAAACAACTCATGAACAAAGAACAAAAACGCAAGGATGCTCTTGGATTGTTTATTGAAAGTGTATTGAAACCAGACCATGAGTTGAGACAGTGTGCTCACAACCAAAAGTGTTACAATGAGTTACTTGAATGGAGACAAGAAGTTCTTGAGTATCTAAACTCCCGTAGAGGTGAGGAGTTTAGTACATGAACTATCAACTATTTCTACTGTTTGTTTTCGCAGTGGCAGCGTATTTCATCGTAACTGATGAGAGCGTTGCCGCTGCTTTTTATTATGTGTATAGGTTAGCAAAAGCATACATTCAGCGTCAGTGGTGGTGGATTACGCACAATCCCCGTAATCCTGTGGTAAAATATCTAATGTGGCGTCGTTCTATGAAACTCGCTAAAGAGTTACAGAAATACTTTGATGAAAATAAATAAACCATACCAGGAGTAAAGTATGCTCTCTACGCAATATCGTCTTCGTCTTGAAGCAATTTGTGAGAAGATTGTTCTACACGAAGAAGTGAGTTTGGAAGATATGATTTGGGCAGAAAAACTTGCTAAGTCTAATCGTTCTGCTGCAACAATACTTCGTCAGGCAAGAAGAAGAGCAGAGAATCCTGATATGGACGATATGGATGACTTTATGAACCAACTTGATATTGGTGGTTTAGGACATGAGCGATTTGGTCGTCGTGGCTTTGATAGTCCAGACGATCTTCTTGACTGGTTTAAGAGAGACGATGACGAAACTGATTGGAGGCAGCGTGACTGAAACAGCAGTAATTTATTCTAACGGAAGTCAAGAGTGTGAGCGTATTGGTATGCTCTTAAAAGCACTTGGTGGTGAGTTTCTTGAATATAAGTTGAACCAACACTTTACTCAAAGAGGATTTGAAGCAGAGTTTGGTTCTGATGCTGAATACCCTCAAATTAATATTGGGTTTAAGCATGTTGGTGGTATGAAAGAAACACTTCAGTATATGAAAGATAACGGTTTGTTTGAATGACCTACGAAGAGTTTATTCACAAAGGCACTGAGTTCTATATGGAAATGGTGCGTCTTGTTGATACTAAACTCAAATATCGTATGGATTTTACTGATGAGGAGAAGAAAATAAAAGACCACATTATGGAGTTTCAACATAATGTTAAAATCAATGAGTTGAGAGATAAGTTCCAAAAATGCTGGGAGATTGAAGAATGAATGACGAAGACAAGAAACTGATAGAAGCATTTCCTGTTCCAGTATCACATATTTCAAACTTCATCAATGATGAGGAAAGGGTAAGATTGTGTGACAAACTAAAAAATGCAAAGTATCATCAACATTCAGCACTGTCTGGTGACGCTTCTTCTACACACTACTATAAGAAAGAAATCAATAAGGACTTAGGTAAACAGTTACTGAACCGTTTAGAGCAGTCTGTAAATGAGTATGGTAAGATATTTGGTTTGCCACCTCTTAAAATTTTCAATACCTGGGCAAATATACAGAACTCTAATAGTGTATTGAAGTATCATACACATCCAAATGCTGAAGTTTCTGGTGCTTTGTACTTAAATATAACTGAAGAGGGGGGAAAACTAAACTTCTCAACACCAAACCCATATATTTCAAACCAGTTCTACTTGGAGAGAAACTGGTACAACTATGAAACTTTTTGGATACAACCAAAGAATTGTGACCTAATACTATTTCCTGGTTGGTTGAAACATGGTTCCTTTGATAATAGTATGGATAACCGAATAGTTGTTAGTTTTAATGCAATATCGCATGTATTTGTATGAAAAATGTTATAATTTTATCACTCTGTTTTTTACCCCTTTTTACGATATGGTTAGTGATGAAACTCTCAGTATGGATTGCTGCCGTTAACGAAGAGCAAAATTATGTCAGAGATGACGCCAAACGACCACACGGACCTTATGTGGAAGACCCATATGGAGACTCTGATGAGGAAGGCGAAGATTATTGAAACAAAAGAAATAATTGAGCAGGCAATCTGGCAGTGGTATTTTGAGCGTGGTCTTGATGTTCCTAACTGGAAAATGCAGAAAGATCCTGATTGGTGGACTGATTACTTGAGAGAGCTTGACAATGAAGATTAAAGACCCTATAATACCTAGCAAATACTCTATCGTCATGGACTACAAACCCTACAGTATGGAATGGAGTCGGAGGAGATATCTTTCCGAAGCAATCCAACAATACTTTGATACTGATGCTCCAGTGGATGTAATCCTGGACGATATTGTGGATGTGCTTGGACAAAATGTTGCGGAGCATAAGACCCGTGCCGATAAGTTTCAAGAAGTTATTGACGGTTTAAAATCTATTTCTTAATATGACTCCTGAACAACAAACCCTGCTGGAAACAGTAGCAGAAGAACTTGGTGGAAAACTTTACACAGTTCTTGTAACTGATAAGTATAAAGAGCACAAGAAAATTGTGATTGAATATGCTGAACAAAAACGACAAGGTAATTGAACTTCGTCTCTATTCTCCTCACAAGTGTGACTTTATTTGTGAGAGAGAAGACGGCACACATTATCTTTATGTGAAGCGTGACTGGATTGGTTATTATGAACTCCATCGTAATGG